GGTCCGTCGTGGCGCGTTTTGGCAAAGCGGCCGGGCCCAGCCACCCCGGCCGCCAGTGAAAGCGACCAATGCTGACCTTGATTGGCTTGCCCGCCACCTCACGACGCGTGGTACGGGGGAGGCGGGGCTAGGCGTGTGGAATCACGCGGCTCCATTGTTGCTCCCGCCGTTTGTCATGCCGTTGGAGCCGGCGCTGCTCGACGTGGACGCCAGGGACACGGTCACCACCGTGTCCGGCGCGTGCACGGAGTACTCGCGGGTTGCTGAGGCGTACAGTGAGTTCGCGGTGCCTGACCATACGGGTGATTACAGGCACTACGGGCTCGTGTTCGTCCCCAGCGGTTTGCGCCTCGTGCCCACGACCTTGATGTCTTCAGGCGTCGCTGTGGCGCACCGCCTCGAACGCACGCCTGCGTTGCGCAACGTCTCTAGGCAAGTGAGTCGGCGCCAGCGCGAGGAGTTGCTGTCCGTCATCAAGCCCATAGTGCTCAACACGGCGCCGCACATGGAGAGGCGCCCGTCACACTTTGAGTGTGCGGAGGCTATGGGTGGTGGCCGCGGGCGTAACTACCTCCGCCAAGTTGAGGCCGTTAATCTTGGTATTGACGTCCTGCGTGTCACTGCCAGCATCAAGCGCGACGAATGGTTGCCCTTGAAGTCCAAATTGATCCGTGGGGAGCCGGTTTATTACCTTAAACCGCGCCTCATTTGTCCGATCAATGAGTTGGGCCACGCCATGCTCATCCCTGGAGCGCGCCAATTGATGGCAGCCCTCAAATCCGGATTCAACCAGCAGGTTCTGATGACGGACGGGCGGCACGGTAACGTACTCTATCGGCTTGAGGTGGTTTGTGGCCATTCAGCGCGTGACCTCAGCTTGCTTGGTGATGAGCTTGAGAATTTCTCAGGCTGGTTCATTATGGTCAGTGGTGATGATGGTGTGACGGCTACGCCTCCCGGCGCCTCGACTGCCGGCCGTCTATATGCGGCCACGGATTTCGAGCAGTTTGAGGCGTCAATTGCATCGCCACACGCCGCTGCCATTGACGCCTGTTTACGGGACATCGGGATGGACGATGAATTTCTCAACGTCCTTTCGGATGCACTGTTCTCAGGATTCAAGGTGCGGCACAGGTCGCGGTTGCGCGTGATTGTCTCGTTGGTGTCGTCGCTGACAGGCGTTGGTGCCATGGAGAAGAGTGGCCTTGGCACGACCACTGTTGTCAACTGCATCGTGCACATGATGGCCATGATGCGCTTGTTACGCACTTCCACAACCATGTTCCGCTCACAGGAACACTTAGTGGACGTGGTAACTGACAACGCCCGGGAGTGCGGCCTGGCCGTGGAGGCCACTGCCACGCAAGACTTACATCAGGTTGTCTTCCTGAGAGGTTGGTGGCAGCGTGCCGCCACGGGGGGGTTGTTGTGGCTGCCATTGCCCGGCATGGTGTGCAAATTGGGCAAGGTGTCGAGTTCCCCGGTCTCGATAACCAAACTGCCCAAGGTCAAGCGTCCCAGTGTTGAGGACGCCCACCGTGTGGTCTGTGCCACGGTTGCTGCCTGTTACAGAGTCGACGAACGCTATCCAATTTTTGGTGCGTTTGTGGCGGCCAACCGACGGGCTGCTCGCGGTGCTGAACCGTTGAGCGTCGCGTCGCGGGTGCGCGTGCTTGAGCGCGCGCAGTACCGCCCGCTCGTAGATCAGGAAGAAATGGTCGACCGTGGCTCATGCCTCGAAGCAGTCTGTACACGCTACGCATGCACCCGTCGTGACGTGGAGGAGTTTGAGGCATTGTTGGCAGTTGTTGATCATGTGCCATGTGTGGTTCGTCACCCTCTGGCATATGTTTTGAGCGCAATGGACTACGGTTCATTGCGGGTTGAGTGAACCGGGACTGGACCAAGCATAAGAAACACAACGAAAAGAAAACACAACAACACAACAAGAATCCAAAATGTACTCCGCTTTGACACCCAGTGGACTCGGCGTTGAAGCCGCCGAGCACGTCGCCGTCGGACGCACTGACACAATGTTTGACTGTGACGCCTGGCTGCGATGTGCCCTCGCCCCACAGCACTACCCTGGTGCTGTTCGGGTGGGTGCCAATCTGGCACGCCCGGTCGTGACGCAAGTCGCCACCATGCGTGACACGTTCACGTCCACGACGGGCAAGGACGTGAAGGTCATCTTCACCCCGGAGAATCGGCGCAGCAACATCATTCGCATAATGGAGTGGGATGAATCGCTGACCAACCCCGGGTGGGCCACGACCTTGCCTGGCATTCTGGCCGCGGGGCGCTTCAAGACCATGCGCGTCATCGGACCCACCATCAGTTTGCCAGAGAAATATGACCTGGTGATGTGGAACGGGTTCATGGGAGAGGCCAAATCCACCAGCGCCGCCATTAGTAATGGCGGCACTGTGTCTGGCTCAATTTCCAACGACCCCCACAGCCATGTGTTTGCCGTCTCCGACCAAGTCGGTTCCGACGGCATTGCCGGCATGGTGGTCAACAGTCAGCCTGCGCTCGAAGGCGTGGCTATTTCGACTTTGTTCTCTGGTGACGCGGAGATGAAGCCGCCGATTCCGGAGAATGCAAGCGCCGACCTGCCGGTCGTCGCCAACTCAGCTGACGTTGAGCGCTCGTTTTCCTGGAGTCGGGTCGAAGGACAGCCAGACGGTAACGGCTGGGTGTTGGCGCCTGGTGCAGTCGGACAAGACTTGCACTGGTTCGACACCGACCGGTTCACTGAAGCGCGTCAGATGTACAACAACCTTACCGGCTCATTTTCCATCAGCGTCGACATTAGTTGTGGCACTCTTGCCGCTTCCAATGAGACATTCCATCTCGTCCTCACGTACGATGATGGCACGGTGGACGACCGGATCGTTGGCGCCATGACCACCGCCGTAGGCAACGTCCAGGCCTCCATGTCTGGGACGCAGGTGTACGACGTAGTCCCGTACGTCATCCGTATCGAACTAGTTTCGGTGCACAACAACGTCCCAGTCGGCCTTCTCAAGACTGGACGCGTGACAGTGAGCCAATCTGGTTACTCGTACGGTGAAGGGATGCAGCCATTGACGTGGGAAACTGTGTTTACTGGTTTGGACACCAACCAGAACATCAGTACCTACTTCTATGGCTCGTTCACTGCAGTTCCCAATCGTGAACTCAGCAAGTACGTCACGTCGTACGTCAACGCGTCACCCCTCCACCCGTTCTTGGCGGTGTCTGCTGAGCTATTCAGGGCCGACCTGACTGGCAAGCGCCCTATAATGAACGCAGCGGAGGCACGTCGCTGGACTGAGGCATACACGCGTGGCAAGCTCAAGGGCCTGCGCTACGAGGAGTTGCTCAACGCACACCACCAAGCGGGTGGGTTTGGCGACTTCATGCGCAGCGTGGCCCACGGACTTGGCAGCGTCCTGTCCACCGGTTCAGCGATTCTTTCCGAGCCCGCTCGTGCCATGGCCATGTTGCCTGGGCCAGCGGGCGCGATTGCTAAAGGCGTCACCGTTGGCGCTCCAATTGCGGGAGCCATCGGTGATGCCTTGCAAAAGGCCGAAGGTTACGACGGACTTGCCCACCGTGCACGCAACGCACTCCACAAGGCTGAAGTCACGGAACGGCGCGCGCGTGATGCGCTCGACCGCTCCGTACGTCAGTCTGCTGCTGCCATCGGGGCGCCCGTTAAGGGCCCGTCAAAGAAAGCCAAGCAGCGCCGTGGCGCTCGTGGGCGTGGTGGTGCGCAACAAGCGGCCGGGTACAGCGGGGGCATACGTGCTCTTGGCGAGTGTTATTTTCCGTCGGTCAATGGACTTGACGATTCTGCGCTGAATCGACTGACGGTCACCGCCATGAACAGCCGGATTGCCCCCGTCACGGGACAAGTCGAAGTGCCTGTCCGTGGCGTGTTTTGGATTCTGCCCGCGGCCCTTGTGGGCCATGATGCGGAGCGCGTCGCAGACGTAGAGGCGGCACTCAACCTGCTGGCCTACGGTCCGCTTGCTGAGTCATCGAGCGTGGTGGTGACAGTGCAAAGTTGGCAATTCACTGCCGACCGTAAGCCACGTTACCACCCAGACGGCCTTGAGATCGAGGGACCGTCGTGGGCTCTTGCACTGTGCGCTGCCGTGGCCGGTGCCACTGGCGCCGTAGTGGCCACTGGCGGCATCGGCGCGTGCATCGTCACGCCCACCGGAGCAGTGGCTGGCGTGCAGATGGTAGCCCATTTGCACGCAAAGCACGCGGTCGTCATGGCAGCCATCAGCGCCGGCATTTTGCCAGCGGACCCCCTCTACCTGCGCCCGTTTAGCGTTGGCGCTCCCGACGTCCTGGTGCGAGCGGTTTCCACCGACGCACAAGGCGTTCACCTGCGGTCGATGAAGGGTGCAGCCATCCGCTTGAATGGGCCAGCGGTGTTTTATGAGGAAGCGGGCCCGTCTTCGGATTCCGCGGTCCTCCCATCGCTGCCCGCCGCGGACATCGCCGCCATCATTGCGGCTTTTCCCGCTGAGGCACTCGAGGCGCTTGCTCAGGCCGATATGGCACCAGTGCTGTATCAGTTCCTGGCCACTCTTGATGAGCGGTTTAGCGCGCCGGAGTTTGCAGGTGAGGCGCTTGCCGCAGCGATTGCCCAGTATCCTGATGATCCGCATCGTCAGGTGTTGGCGCAGCTGCTCATGAGCTTGGCTGGCATTGCGGGTCTTGGTGTTGGTGTGGCACCTTCTGCCACTGCTGCTTGATTTTTGTTGTGTTTCACCGCTTCCGGAATGCCCAACCGGAAGCAGTTTGCTTGGTCTGGGCCCACTGGTCGTGCAGTTAGTCGCGCGCGGCCGGGTGTAAATATGTTTAGATTAGAGTGTGTGTGTCGGCGCTATGCGCCACGTGGCCAACGTGCCATCGGTCTGTCGCATTAGCGGGTTGCGACGGACGTTAAACCCCCCGGGCCCCCACGACGTTGTCGGGGGAGCAGGCCC